TGATATATTTTAACTTTTTAATTAAGTTCTAAGGGTAGAGAACTAGTCACATTAGCTCAGTTGGTAGAGCGCTTGACTTTTAATCAAGTGGTCGGGGGTTCGAGTCCCCCATGTGACAAAGACCTACGGTATGGTAGGTAATCTGCTAGTGAAGGCGGTGTGGATCCCGCTGTCTCAAATTATTCACCTATAGCAACCTTACTAAATGATAACACGAAACTGAATACTTCGGTATTTGGTATGCCTCCTGTGTGAAGGATGGTAGCTTTGAACACATGGTCCTTTCTTGGGACGCCTTGAGTGGGTTATGTGGGAAGAGTTGCTTGATCTTACATTGGTGGGGAGATGCTCCGAGGCGGGTGTCAGTGTAATCGGGCGGTAAGGGAATGTATGGTGTCCCCTGTGTGGAGATGTCCTCCGAAAGGCGGATGGCGGGTTCGAGTCCCGTCACTAGCGTTAAAGTCCTATGGTATGATAGGCATTGTCGTAGCAATGACTTAGTGGTCTAGTTGTGTTCCTCGGGGGGCACTCTGAAGCATTTATTGATAGTCTCTTAAGTTGACTTTAGTTGATATCTGGTGCTCGCGAGCCAGCTCTGTTAACAAAGAGTCTTCTATGGGGGCTCCGATGGGTGTGGAAGTTGGGAGTTCAATTCTCCTCTACGACTTTCAGTCACGGTAGCTCAGTTGGTCAGAGCGCTCGGCTTTTAACCGAGTGGTCGGGGGTTCAAGTCCCCCTCGTGACAAAGACTTATCAGTCTATAAATGATAATTTAGTTCCATTAAGTCTCAGTTGGTAGAGCTGTGTGGGGTGCGCCCTATGCGGACGTGGGTTCGAGTCCTACATGGAACACGCGATTTCCCAAGCATTTGACCGGTATTTTGCCCCCTGTTCTTTTAAAACAATTTCCCGGCATGCACTACGTCATCGCAACCGTCACATTAGCTCAGTTGGTAGAGCGCTTGACTTTTAATCAAGTGGTCGGGGGTTCGAGTCCCTCATGTGACAAATTTTTTTTACAAATAATAAACGACAAATTTTTTTATAATGTTCATAAATTTGATAAATGAATAATAAATAAATAATTGCGCCAAGTGAATGGGGTGACCCGCCGTCGGACACGGATAGGAGTAGTTGTGTCACGGTAAATGTGAAAGGGTATTTAACACCAGACCCCCTCTTGGTGGGCGCTGAATTGGGGTTAGCAACCTGATGTGGGACAGTTAGCTTAGTCCTGAGCGAGTGATATGACCCAAATATGTTCCGATGTTCTGGGGGTGCAGATTGCGAATGAACATAACTCGTGGTTCAAGAATTAAACCAGGGAATGAACTCTGGAGCTAAGGTTTGCTCGTCGTAAACTGAATCGCAGGCGTTTTCTTGAATACTACATCACAATTTTTTTTACTTAAATTTTATATGATTATATTTTAATAATGAATAAATTAGAAGAACTAATTGATATCTCAATTAGAATTGGGAACAGTTTTAACTGGAAAAAAATTACTCCTGGTAGAACTTTTAATTTCAGAGTCTACAGAGGAGATAGTATCGGTTCATTAAAAAATCTTTTTATAGAATGTTTTGATGAATCCATACAAAAAGAATTAAAAAATTATAATATTTACAATAATAAAATTATTCCACTCCATGATGATAATATAGTGAATGACGCATTTACAGACCCCGATAGTTGTAATTTAGATATCATAGATCGAAATGAATATCTTTTTTATGCTTTAACTATTTAGTAATCATCTACTAGCTGTGTTCTCGGATTATCTTCTTGTTCTATATTAGTATAATTTTCCACCCTCATCCAAGTCCCTTGCCCTATCCTTTGCCATCCATCCCTTACTGTATTATCTACTATGTTTCTATTTGTAGATATATTACGATCTATATCATTAATAATATTATCTACTCTGATAATATTCTCGTTAAGAGTATTAATAATATCTTCTCTCTCATTGTTAAGATTCCTATTATCTCCTACTATATCATAGTAGTAATCTGTTTCATAAAGGTTCCTGCGAATATTATGGGTTTCTCCCCCACGCCTTTCCGATTCACTATTCAGAGCCATCAGTTCATCCATCATCTTCAAGTAAGTGCCATCGGGGATACGTTCCTTGATTTCCTCTATAAGTTCCATAATATTCATAGCAGTTGTTTTTTTTGATTCATATTCTATCTTGGAAAGTCGCTGATATTCTTCGAGTGCCTTCATTTTCTTCGTCATAAGATTCTTTTTCTCGCTCTTACGACGCTTCGCATGTCGCTTCTCCATCACCTCCCTATGAGTCGGACCAGAGAGCTTCTTCTTTGCGAGAGTGCGATGAAAAGACGAAGTAGATGGCATATTGTTTGATTTCTCAGTTTATTTTTTAATGGATGAGTTGATTCACTAAAATCAAATTTTTTTTTATGATTATATATCCTAATGAATTAAAATAATTCATACTATTATATATGGAAGAGAAAATATATGAACTTTGTGAAATTGAATCAATAATATATTTAGATTATTACAATGGCAAGTATTCATATGATTCATTTGAAGGACTACTAGGGGAAAATCAACCGAAAATCATAAATTTAGTTTATAACTTATTAGATGAAGGATATGAAGAAAAAGATATAATATCCGGTATTAAAAGACAAGGTGGATTTTATAAAAAATCACCTGAATGGTTTGGTGAAGATGATGGTACTAGTAATTATCCTTCGGGTTATTATGAGACGAATAAAAATAAAAAATATCCATTTTACGAAAAGTGTGGAAATACACTATCACTCGTTAAAAAATTTTTTAAAGCAAGGAAGTCGGTTAAAGTAGAACTATCTTTGAGAGATAAATTACACGAAGAAGGTGTTCGAGAATTAATTGTATCTCATATAGATGCTTCAAAGAATAAAAAATCAAAGAGTAAGAAGAATAAAAAATCTAAAAGGAAACGAGGTAGAAAATCTAAAGGGCAATCTAAACGTAGGAGGTCAAAGAATAGATAATCTAGTGTCTCTGGTTGCAAGAACTTCCTCCCGGTTGCTTCAGGCTACCCTTACGCCTGATATTTTGATTATTCTTGTATACACGATTAGAGTGTTTGGATGTCATCTGCTTCTGTTGCTTAACGTGAGGCATCTGCTTGAATTCACTAATATCAACAGAGTAGCAATAGTAGAGACCGTAAACCATTTTGAAGTGAAGAGTTCTTTTTTTATTTATTCTTTTATGTGTTAGAGAAGTATTTTATTTATTTAAAAAATAATTTTATAAATCAAATTTTGGATGAATAGTTTAAATTTATGAACAATTCATTAAAATCATCATAAATTCCTAAGAAATATTCTATATACTTTTTCTTTCTTGATAATATTTTTATGACTTCTTTTTTCAGGATATTTTTTCAGATAATATTTAAGATCTCTACTTGTAAAAAAAAGTTTATTATAATGACCATGGTGAAAATCTTGGATAGAGATAAAAATATACTTATTAAAATAATTTTTAAGATTCGTTAAATTATCCTTTTTCTTGATGACTTTTAAATAAGATTGATAACTATTCATTTGATTTAGTCTGTTAAGATAATCATGATATAATTCTATGTTTATTTCACTCATATTATTAAATAGTGTATGGTTGATTCTTTAAATTAATATAATAATCTCAGTTTAGATTACTCTGTTTTAAAGTTAACAGGGATAATACCTTCTGCCATATTACCATTATCATAAAATCCTAATCTCAGTAATGATGATCTTTTCGCCCAATAACTTCCTTTGCCTCGTTTTAATCCATCAAATAATAATAATTTATCACCTGATTGATAACCATTTTGTATATGATTCTTATCAATTGTTAATTTAAATTCATTAATAGGTATTCTTGATACTAAATCAACTTGAGTTACTAATCCGATGTAAATATATTCATTCCCTCTATGTTTTTCTAGATAAAGAGTATTCATGGGTATTATATACTTATCTTTTCTACCTTTTGTTTGACCTTTATAATATACTGTATTTTCATTTACAATTTTATCATTATATTTAGTTCTTGTTCCTTTATTATATACATTATTGTAAATAACACACTCAATTTTAACATTATAATGATTATGATATTTGCTCACAAATGTCTCAAAATCTGTTGTAATTACCATTTTTAAATAAATTTCTAAAGAATAAATATCAAATTTATAGTGAATACTATTCATTAAAAATCGGTGAGAATTTAAAATATAAAAAAAAATAATTTAAAATATGATTATAGATATTAATCTTCAATGGATTTTGATTGTGCGTTTTGTTTCAAGTTTAAAGAAATATCTATCGCGCTCCTGAAATGTTTCTGAAACGTGTACTATTCTTATTTCTTTTCTATACTGTGTATCTAATATGTAGTAAACATCAACATTTTTCCCAACAAACTTGTTTATAAAATTAATTGTTTTATCTGTCTTTTTGAAATTTTTGGGAAACTCAAATTTTGTATCATCATCATCGTATTGAACTACATTGGCAGAATATAATGAATTAGAAGGTTCCTTTATTGAACCACCTAATCCCCCATGCCCATAACCATTTTTGTTTTTATGTTGATTTTTTAGTGAATAGAATAAATCATTCATTTTATCAACTATTCAGTATTTTAATCTAACTAAAAAATGTTAAAATCAAATTTAAAAAGATATATATTAATACAAAGAATACCCTTTAATGTGTCTTTGGGCATAGCATTCAGTAGATAAATGACCAGGTCTACCACATCTATAACATATAATATCTTCATCATCTGATTCAGATGATTCATATAATTCTTCTTGTAGCATCTGGCTTTGTTTATAATAATTTCTGTATTTATTTTTACCTCTTCGTTTAGTACAATGAACATTTTCATGGAATGCGCATCCCTTTTCTGTATCAAACTCTTTTCCACAAAATTCGCATTCCCAAGATAATATTTCTTCTTCGTCAATTATTTTTTTACCATTAATGTCTATTTTCGCGAAACAAGTCTTTTCTGAATGACCAAATCTCCCACATCTTTCACAAGTATTCTTAGTAGGTTTTGATTTATTCTTTTTTATTTTACAATCTTTTGCGAAATGATCTGTAGACCCACATTGATAACATTTATCATTTTCTCCATCTAATAAATTTTGTATGAATTGTTTTTCTTCATCAGATAATATTACTTTACACCAAGGACCTCCTCTAACATTATCTATACCATATTTACTCATATATTCTTGTGTTATTCTTTGTTCATCATGATCATTCATATCAGGGATTACCTGATATATAGAAATGGGTTTATATTTCTTTGTCCATGCTGAACCGGAACTATCAAAATGATCTTGTAATCTAAAATTAGGCGAATCGGTTTTCCCAATGTAATATTTCCCAGATTGTAGTTTCAATGAATAAATAAAAACCATCTTTTGTTTTTAAAAGAATAAAAAATAATTGGATATCAAATTTTGGATGAATAGTATTCATTAAAAATCGGTGAAAATACAAAGATAAAAAATAATTAGTAAAATTTAATATTAAATGTAATAATTATTCAAATGAAAATTTAAAATCATCTTCTTGACAAGGTCCTTCTTCTACAACATTTAAGAGATTATCTATATCATCTTCATTTTCAAAATATGATTCATCTTTTGAAACATCATAACTATACATTTCTTCTTCATCAAGATATATATCGCACATTCCAGTACCAGATTTAATTTTCTGACCCATCATAATATTACTAGATACACCTTTAAGATTATCTCTTTCAGAAAATATCCCTGCTTTGATTAATTGATCGGTAGTATCTTCAAACGAACACTTAGCAAGGGGCCCGACATCACCTCTTTTAATACCCTGCCTGTTAATACTTGTTAAAGAACCTTTACTTGTCATTACATCGCATAGTAATTCAATATGTCTAATGTTGATATATTCGCCAGCGTGATCAACAACGCTTACTAATTCGTCAATCAATACTTGTCTGCCAGCCTCAATACCCAATACATTAAATATTTCAATAATATCATTAGAATGAGTATTTATATAATCTACATATGGTGAGTTCATTATATTTACAAGGTTAACACCATCCGAAACTAAATATTTCTTTTTTATATTTTGTAATGAATATGAAGATTTATTATGTAACTCGCTTTTTTCATCGTTTATTTTTGAGATACTTTCTTCACTAATAATAATATCTGTAATATCTTTGATACCTTTAATAGAGATATTATTAATAATATCTTCATTGATACTTTTAATGATTGATAAGATATCACTTTGATCCTGTATTCCATTTATAATTTCATCAGGGTCTGTATCACAATTAATAGAAATTCTACCAATTAAGTCTTTACTGTTGTCATCTGTATAAATGAAATTAATTCTTTCCGAATCATAGTCTAATAATTTCATATAAATATCTTCCATAATAATCCCACATTCTAACATTTTTTCTTTATTAAATACTAGACGAATAATCCATGGATATTTGTTTGTATCATCGTTTTCTAAATCTTGAAATTCTTTATAAATATCTAATAGTTCTCTATCTTCCTGTATAACAGTTTCGTATTTATAATTTCCGGGATCATAGTAAATACTACTTGATATTAAGATATCTTTCATGGTGATATATTCTAATTTATTTTTAACATAAGATAATTTATTATTATCTGATGAGTATTCTGAATAAATAGCTATAGTTGTACTTGGTGATTTAATGTTTTTACTAACATGTAATAATTCAGTTAAACGAGGAATACCTCTTGTAACATTAGATTTAGCACTAACTCCTGCAAAATGAAATGTATTTAGAGTCATTTGAGTGGCTGGTTCACCAATACTCTGTGCAGCAACAACACCAACCATTTCACCGGGCGAAATCTTTGATTTATAAAATTTTTCTTTGATAGTATTACAAATAAGTTTATATTCATTTCTTTTTATTTTATATTTATCTATTAATACTTTAGGACTTAAATGAATATCTATTAAGATTTCTATAATTTTATTATTTTTAAAGTTCTCGGTAATAAACAGTGTTTTTGATAAACGTTTATTTCCATTATAAATATCCATAGGTAAAATATTACTTTTACCAGTTTTACTTGTAAGATTATCGACAATTCTTTCAATATGAACAGGATAATTTATATTATTCTGAACATTACCGTTATATAAATTACATACTAAATATTCCCTATGTTCTAATAATTCATAAAATATACTATCAAGTGTATCTCTATTCATGTCTTTACATTTATCGGAAATAGTTTTATTATAATATTTAGACCAATTTGTTTTACTATCAAAATAATATTTATCCATTAATTTTTCAGGTGATAGTTTAGTAAGATATAATGATTGTGATTCAACATTTGTTCCATCCATACCATCGTTACCATATATAAATTGAACAATAGTTCCACTACTACTTCTCACGGAATAATCATAGCTCACGGTTAAATCTTCCATCGCTTTTACAAGTTTCCGTTGTACATAACCTGTTTGTGCTGTTTTAACAGCAGTATCAATTAAACCTTCTCTCCCACCCATAGCGTGAAAGAAGAACTCTTGAGGTGTTTGCCCTGAAATAAAAGAATTTTCTACGAATCCTCTTGCTTCAGATGAATCATCATATTTATAATAATGTGGTAATGTTCTCCCTTCAAACCCATAAGGAATACGTTTACCATCAACATTTTGCTGTCCTAAACATGCTATCATTTGTGCAATATTAGTTAATTTACCTTTGCTACCAGAATTAATCATATAAGTAGCTCTATTTTTAGGATCTAAATTAGATAAACCAATTTTACCAGTTTCATTAATAGTCTTATTTAAAATACTATTTACTTTACTTTCAAAATAGTCTCTGTTATTCTGACCAGGGATACCTTCGAAAATATTTAAATGAAAATCTTGCATAATTCCTTCTATTTGTGTTTTTCTTTGTGAAATAATTGTACTAATCTTTTCATTTGTATCTGTATCTGCTATCATATCGCTGATACCAATACTAAAACCCTCAACTAATAAGATATTACTTGTTATTTTTTGTAAATCATTAATAAAATCATTTGTCCTTTCGGGACCTAAATCATTATAAATAGTATGAATTAAACCATTTGATGTTTTACTAAATAATCCCTTATCAAATGTCCCTTGTTGAATTACACCTTTTACAATTTTTACATTATTTATCTTATCAGTATTTTCAGCAATTAGTTTTTTTAATGAATCATTATTATCACTTGATATATTATCATAACTACTATTTTTCATTTCTAAATTTATATGTTCAGGTAAGATATAAGATAAGATACATTTACCTGACCACGATTCAATTATTTTACCATCTTTTTCATAAACACTATCTGCTTTAGGATAATATCCATTAAATGTGGATAATTGTGAAATAATATTAATCATTTGTTTCTTATTATAAATACAACTATCTACACATTTATAATTTTCGGGTGTATTAGAAATATTGTATATATTTGTATTCGAATTATGTTTAATATTATTACCCGATTTAAATCTAATTATTTCTGATTGTGTTAATTTATATAATCCTAAAAGTGTATCTTGAACAACAGTAATAATAGGTTTATTTTCTCTCGGTGAAATAATCTGATAATTAACTGAAGCAATATTAATTAATTCAGACATTGATTGAACACTTTGTGGAACATGCATATTCATTTCATCACCATCAAAATCAGCATTATAAGGTGATGTAGCACTTACATTTAATCTAAATGTATCTCCTTTCATTACTTTAACTCTGTGACCCATCATACTCATCTTATGTAATGATGGTTGTCTGTTAAATAATACATAATCATTATCTACAATATGACGATTTACTTTATCACCGATTTCTAAAACAATATCATTTTTATTATTTTCATTGATTGTATATCTATTTCCATCGCGTTTAATTATACTCTTTGCCCCAGGCCATACATCTGGACCATTCTTAATATAAGATCTTAAATCTTCAATATTAAAAGTATTTACTATTTCCGGGAATGTTAAATTTAATGCGATTTTAATGGGAACACCTAATTGATCTAAATCAATATTAGGATCAGGTGTAATAACACTACGAGCTGAAAAATCTACTCGCTTACCCATAAGATTTGATCTTAAACGACCTTCTTTACCTTTTAGACGTTGTCTAATTGCTTTAATAGGTCTACCGCTACGATGAGTTGCTTGACTAATACCTTGTTGTTCATTATCAATAAAGGTAATAATATGATAAACAACCATATTATACCAATCATCTATGATTTCTTTACGAGCAAAACTATTTATTTTACTCTTAAGAGTATTATTATATTTTACAATTTCTGATAATTTATGTGTTAAATCATCGTCCATTCTCTGTGAATCACCTTGTTTTACTGTAGGTCTCATTGCTGGCGGGGGAACGGGAAATACTGAACAGATTAACCATTCAGGACGACACCATGTACTACTAAATCCTAATAAATTACAATCTTCATCTGATATTTTCTCAAATAGAGATTTTACATATTCAGCACTTAAATATGTTTCAGATACCGGAATGTTTAAATCTTTCCATACACTCTGAATACCATTAATACCATCTAGTTTATAACGAGTAGGTTGAATGCAACCACAACCATCATCATTTTCTTCACCACATCTACTAATATTTGACGATAGTTCATAAATATCGGACCAGCGCTTTTTATTGGATTTAGTTTTTAAATCTTTAATAATATTCGATTCTTTATTTATCTTTAATTTACCACATCTGAAACATACACATTTTAATACTTTTTGAGTAATATCTATAAAGTGATAATTAAATACAGGTCGTGCTAATTCAATATGACCAAAATGTCCTGGACATTGTAAATTATCTAACCCACAAGTATTACATACTTTACCCATATCTGTAGTTCCCATACGAATATCAAATAATCCCTTTACAACAGGAATATCTTTATCATAAGTTTCATGTTTTGTAACTTCAACAACAGATTGTTTTCTTATTTCATCAGGAGACATAATACTAAATTGTAAACCAGTAACATCTTTTGTGATTGGTTCCATTCTAGACATATTTGATACTTAATATATAATATTTATATTTTTAAATCAAATTTTTAAAAGTATTTTGGAAATATAAATAAATTTGATTTAAAATTAATTTTATCAATTAATCATAAAAAAAGATAATGAGTGAAAATTCACATCAAATGACTACTCGTAGTAAAGCAAAAAATGATATAAATGAAATGTATGAATCTCAAGATATAATAACTGATGATGATAGTAGTGTAGATGAAAATGGTAATCTCAAAGGATTCATTGATTATGATTGTGAGGATGATTTTGATCATAGAGAATTAGATAAACAACTAAACCGATTAAGAGGTGTAAAACCAAAACGCAAAAAGAAAAGAAATACTAAAAAAATGAAACAAAATGATAAAAAATTAAATGATGTCTTTATGACTTATCTTATTATGAAAGCAACTGAAAAAGCCAATTTAGAATTAAAAAAGAATCGTAGGAAAAAATCTAAAGTAAAAGTTGAAGTATCTGATGATGATAGTGAAAGTGTTGAACAGATAGTTTTAGATGAACCCTCTACACCTAAACAAAATCTAAACACAATTTTAACATTGGATTTTAATACAGATAGCGATGATACTTCTTTTAAGGGTTCAGATAGTAAATCAGATATTTCATTAGATAGTATTTCTGAAAATTCATCTGATGAAAATAATCCCGAATCCTCTACACCAAAAAAAGAAATCACTAAAAAAATAAAATCTTCTGAAGAATCAACAGATAAATTATCCAGCGAAGAATCTGATGAAGACTATTCGTTTGAATATGATGAACATGATGAAAAATATGAAGAATTAATTGATAAACAAATGTTAAAAAATTCAGAAGAAGCAAATATGGAATATTATCATTATCTTGAAAAGGAAAAGAAAGATGAAATATACAACTTAACAAAAGAAATTTATGAATACAATGGTAGTAATAAACCTTTACGTTTTAAAGTGATTGAGTCTCATATGGATATGAAAACAAAAGCAATTGCTTTAGAAAATATTGATAAAATGTCTGAAATGGATGTTTCTACTGGTGAACATAGCAAAATGGATCATTGGATAAATGGTCTTATGCGTATTCCATTTGGTAAATATAATAATATTTCTGTAAATCCAGAAAGTTCAACCCAAGAAAAAAGAGAATTTATTCAAAATACATATAAAACACTAGATAAATCTATATATGGTCATAAAGAAGCGAAAACTCATATTTTACAAGTTATCGGTAAATGGATTAAAAATCCCGATAGTGGTGGAAATGTATTAGCTATTCAGGGTCCTATGGGTAATGGTAAAACTACTCTTGTTAAAGAAGGTATTTCTAAAGTATTAAATAGACCTTTTCATTTTATTGCTCTTGGAGGAGCAAGTGATTCAGCTTATTTTGATGGTCATTGCTATACTTATGAAGGTTCTCATTGGGGTAGAATTGTTCAAATCTTACAAGAATCTAAATGTATGAATCCTGTTATCTATTTTGATGAATTAGATAAAATTAGTGATACAACTAAAGGAGATGAAATTACACACATGTTAACTCATCTGACCGATCCATCACAGAATAGTTTATTCCAAGATAATTATTTTCCTGGTGTAAATCTAGATTTATCAAAGGCTTTATTTATCTTTTCATACAATGATGAATCTAAAGTAAATAAAATTTTAAAAGATAGAATGTATGTTATTCACACAAAAGGGTTTAAGACAGAAGATAAAATTAAAATTTGTAATGAATACTTAATTCCCGATATATTTGAGACATTTGCGTTTAGTAAAGAAGAAATACTATTTTCAGATGATATTATTAAAACTATCGTTGAAAAATATACTCATGGTGAAGAAGGAGTTAGGAATTTAAAAAGATGTATTGAAACAATTGTATCTAAAATTAATATTCATATCCTATCCGATGGAGATAGTGGATTATCATTTCAATTAAAAGATATATCTCTACCTGTAAAATTAAATGAAGAACATATAGAAATATTATTAAAAACTGATACAAAAGAAGATAAACCTCCTTATGGTATGTATTTATAATTCTTTAGAATCTAGGCATTTATGTTTAAACTGAACAAAATAAAAATATTTTTTATCACCTGTTTTATATTTTAATAATTCATTGTAATTATCTTCTCTATCATATCCATTAGACCCACCATCTCTTCTTTCAAATAAAAGATGATTATTTAAATCACAAGATATGACTGTTATATGACCCATCCCTTCATATCTATAAGCTATATCAAATACTGAGCTTTGATTATTCTCACAATAATGTTTATAATTTTCTAAACATTTAGTTAAACTCATAAATGTATAATCACCTATATAAACTTCTACATCTGGATTACCTACAAGCGTATAAAATATTTTTATATGCCGATTTAATGATTCTGGTAATTCGGGTAAATCTTTATAATTCATAATATAATCATCATTTCCTCGTTTCATAAAAAAAGGTTCTATCGTGCTATCATAATTTTCATCAGATAGTTTTGAATCTTTTAATAATTCTTGTACGGATAAGAGCTGTTTTCTTTTTTCTGAAAGATGTTTTTCCATTTATTAAGTATTCATATCTTATCTTTAAAATAAAATATTTATATAATTATGAAATTGACAAAAGAAGAAAAAAAAGGCTGGGAATATCACACTAAGAAATATCTAAATTCCTCTACAACTGTATCTAAAAAAACTAAAAAATATAAAAGTAAAGATTCAAAATTGATACTTTTAGATTTAGATAAAAAGAGAAAAAAAATAGCAAATGAATTATTTCATAGTGCTTATTGTAAAAACATGACCGGTTCTAAAAATATCACTTCCGATTATGATTTAACATTATTTTTATCAACTGATAATATAGAAATATATAGAATATTTTTAGATACATTAAGGAAATTAAATATAAATTTAGCAGAAATATTTGATATGAATATTTATTTTTATGAATTATTGTGTAATAAAATTAATAAAATATATAGTGATACTTTTTATACATTAAAAATACCAAAATTAGAATGTAAATATAACCATTTATTTTTAAAAACAAATAAAGAAATATATGATATTCAATTAAAATTCTTACTATTAAAATATGTTGAAAATAGTTTTAATAATAAAGATATAAATTTTGATATAAAATCTGTCAAATTATTAAATAAATCACTTAGATATGAAATAAAAGAAAATGAATATTTTAACAGATATAAATTACAGTGTATGTATTCAGAAAAGTGTAATATACTTTTAAGAAAAATAAACGAAGATATAGAATATGATCATAATAAAGTATTAGAATTTGTACATTTTCAATTGTTAGCACGTTATTATGCAATTGAAGGATATTATACTATATCATCCTTAAATGTTGTAGTTTATGAATTAACTCTTGGAGCAAAATTAAAGTTAAATAAATATGATTATATATTAACTATCATTGAAAATTGGATGGACTTTTTTAATCATGTGGGGAATAAGTTGACCGATATAAGTTTGTTAAACTATTCAAAATATTTGTTTAGAATATATTATTCATGGAATAAATTGAAAAAAATAGGATTAAAAATTCCTAAATTTGTGAATCTTGAACAAAATCTTAGAATATCTACATTTTTAAAAAACAATAGGGGAAATATTGATGATATAAATAATTACAAAGATGAAATAAATAAACTTTATAATAAAGATATTAAGGAATTAAAACAAAAAATGTATCAACAAATAAATTATTTAATTGATAATTATTAAAATAATATTTTCTTTTTCATACAAATATCATTATGTTCTTCATCTTTATTTAATTCATAATAATCATAGATTTTTAATTTATTTACGATACTTTCTTGATTGTTATAATAATAAAATCTGAAAAAATAATGTAATATATCTTGAACTTTTTCCAAATGAGGATATTTTATACATAATTTACTACCTATATCAATCATACCCATCTTTGTAGAAATATTATTATTACTTTGCATAAGATAATAGATAAAATCACACATTAAATTATATTTATCTTTTGCTAAAGGTTTTTGGTGAATACTACACATACCATTATTTAATAAGACGGATCTTTTCTTACAACGTTTACCTGATTTTGTTTTACATTTACATCTCTCTAATTTTGTCCAACATTTTAAATTATCATATGAATTATCATATGGTTTTTCAATATTAATATTGAGTTCTCTACATAATGGACATTTTAGAAATATATTAAAATTATTATTATATACATATTTTTGATAACATACCGTATGAAATTCATGACCACAAGATAATATATATGTATCTTTATTTTCTAATGAATCTAAACAGATACTACAATCCATATTTATAACAATAAATTTACTAATTGTATCTTTAACTATTTTGCTGACTCTATCGTTTTTTGTTGATTAGTATTCACTTTCCCCATATGAGTTTTACAATATCCATATCCTAAAATGCAATTTTTATCACAAGAGTTCCCTTTATTTTTACCTCTAGTTAGAATATAACCACATTTTTGACTATATTCTTCTTTAAGAAGTTTCTTTTTATCATCGATTTCATTTCCGAAAATATTACAATGAATACCAGGTATTATTTTTTTTAAACCATTGACTAATGGTAAATATTCTGAATTTTTACGACAATATGGGCATTGATTACTTTTTTTATTATTAATTGTATAAGAAATATTATTAAAAGATTTCATTAAACATTCATAATGAAAAGTATGATTGCAAGCTAATGTATGTGAAAATTTATCATTAATAGATAAACCACAAATACCACAATCATCGCATTCACTCATTTATTAAATAATAATAATAATTCATTAAATTTTAAATATTATTTTCTCTTTCAACTATAATTTGTGGCGAACAGATATCAATTAAAGCGAATGTAGACGCCGATATTAATCCTACATAAACAGCGTGCTCTTTTAATACACCGCAAGTAGGTATTATCATCGTTGCCGTGCTGGTCACTAAAAACATTATGAAATATTTAATTAAATTTTTTAAATCAAACATATATATTTTAATTAAATATTTTATTTAAACATTTTTTAGTATATATTTTTATGAAACTCTTATCATTTGATGTTGGTATTAAAAATTTGGCTTTTTGTCAATTAGATACGAGTGATAAATCTATTCTTGATTGGGGTATTATTAATATTAGTATAGATTCTACTTGTGATCATGTTCATAAAGGTAAATGTTGTGATAAAACAGCAACTAAAATTATTAAATCTAGTGGTACAAAACTATGTAATAGTCATACAAAGTTAAAATCTTATAAGGATCTTAAAATGAATAATATCAAGAAAATTGATAATAGTATGTTTCATTTGGGTAAAAATATAGTTAAATTACTTGATGAGAAAAAACATTTTTTAGAATCTGAAGTGGTAATCATTGAAAATCAACCTGCTTTAAAAAATCCTACAATGAAAAGTATTCAAATGATATTATATAGTTATTTCTTAATGAAGAATTCTATTAAAGATATACAAATGATAAATGCTCGAAATAAATTAAAAGCTTATAAAGGTCCTAAAATACAGTGCGATATCAAAGAAACATATAAAAAGAATAAATATTTAGCTATTAAATATACCGATATTATGATAAGAGAAAATGATAAAATTGATGAAGTATATCATTCGTTATATGATACGTCTAAAAAGAAGGATGATTTATCTGATGCTTATTTACAAGGTATTTATTTTATAGATACGATTACATAATTAAATAAACACCGAGTGCCGCCATAGATATACCTAATAATGTTTTCATTTCAACTTTAGTTCCTCTTATGAAGTAAAGGGCTAAAATGAAAGCAATTACACTATTCATATTTACAATTGCTTTACTTTTACCCGGATTATCACAATCTTTAAGTGATAAGAATTGACACGGCGATATAATAATTGCAGAAACAGCAGTTACAATAAGATAAGGCCATAAATCTTCTGCATCAATAAATCGTATCTTTTCTCCTTCTACTTTTGATTTATATAGAGCAAACAAGATGATAAAAAATCCACAAAGAATATAATAATATAATAAATGTTCAATTGCAGAATATTTATTTGTAAATTTTTTAGTGAATATATCTCTCATCGCAATCAAAAATGCAGCGATTCCGGCATAAAATATCCAATTTTCCATATTAATAATTTCTGTAATATTTTTATTTTATATATTATAAGGAATGGTTAAAAGAGAAAACACTAGACGAAGAAAAAGAACTCGTAAAAGAAAGGTTTCTCAAAGTGGTGGATTTTGTGCACCTTGTTTAATGGGACCTTTGTTTACAGCAGCAGGTTTAGGAACTACTGGTTATATGATGTCTAGTAGTAGTAGCAGTAGTAATATAAATGGTAAAAAATCGGTTAAACGCAATGAAAAATATCAAATAACTAAAAATGGTAAAACTCATAAGCGATCATTTAAACAAATAAATAAACGAGTTTATGATGGTAAAAAAATGATTGAATATGATAATATTCAAGAGGCGAATAAAGCATACAATGGTTTAATAAAGAAATGTAAGGCGAAGGGGTTTCAAAAATGTTAAGTAGTATTATCAGGCGATTGACATAAATAATTTGCTTCATGATATACAAATTCCATTAAGCATTCATCCGCTTCTTCTAATGCTCTCCATACCCTTGTATAATTACCCCATTGCCATTTACCTATATTCGGTAATCTATCAAAAATATCTTTTTCAAATGGGTTTAAATCTGCACCATGATATGTTAATGGTATATTATCAAATTCATTTAATTTATGTTTGTCTATATCTCGGATATTATTACGAATCCAATCATAATATGAAATAAGACTTTCACCTGCTTCTTTAATGACTGCTTTATCAAAGGATAGACCATTCTCTACGTGTTTAACTATTCTTCCTCTAGAATGTTCATCTTTGTATTCTAAAAAATCTTTTTCCGATTGTGTTAAACGATTCATCAATGTCATTATAATATTTGTATGAATAAAATTTTTAAATATTTAAAATTTTGATGAATTAGTAATAATAAATGGATATTTCAGACGAAGAATATATAGAATACGGTGATGAAGAATATAAAAAATTTAAACATATTTTTGAAACAAAGACATATTTAATGTTATGTATAGAGGAACCATTAGATACAATCATAAGTGAAGATAAAGATATAGTCATTTATGATAATAGAAAAGATTATTATGAATATTCGGGATTACCAGAAAACATAAAAAATAAATATGTAAATTATTTACATATAAGATCAAATAATAAACCAATTACATTAAAGGATGTTTTAACAAGTATGATGAATGATAAATTTTATAGTATTCATAATAAACCGATGTATGAATATTTTAATCATATATTTTTAGAAAGTATTTATAAGAGTAAAAATTCTAATATGCAATATGAAATATTTTTAGGGAGTTAAAAATAGTAATCATCGGCCCCTACTCGGTTCCAATAGTTCTCACACATACCCCTTTCTTGTTTTAGTATGAGTCTCCCATAAATCTCTGCTTCGTCTGAAGCGAGCCAGATGAAGCCATATTCGTTATTAAATTTGGTATATTTTGGGAACATATGATCATTAAGAAATTCTTCTATTTTCTCTTTCCATTTATCATTAATTTTAGCTTCTTCTCTGTAAATCACGAGAGTTGTCGTATCTATATCATAAAGATCAATATTACCATTTGACCAACTCGTATCATTCTCTAATATTTCAAACTCTAATTCGCCATTTCTTAATCTACGAATAATATTTACAATATCTACACCTGTATTTTCAGGGTAGTCTTTTATTGCTGCTTTTATAGCGGGATAACCACCTATTTTGTGATATTTTTCTTGTTCTTCTCTCATATATTCTACTGATCTGAGAGGGGCCATCGCTCTTCTACAATCAAAATTATCACTATAATTTTCAACATAACTTTCAATACTATGAACATAAAGTGAACCTTCTAAGCATTCAAGGACACTTCCTCCACCATCACTACTATCTTCGGGTAGAAACCATAACATTTTAATATCTTGGAGGAGCTGAATGGGTGGATGCTTTTCTTTACGGAGAAGAGGGAACATTATCTCTTCAATGTCTTCTGGTAGAACGCGCCCAATCTTCAGTCGGAACAACTGTCTCAACAATGTCATAGTTACGAAGAATAAGTAATTCAGTATAAATTTTGTTAATGATAACAAATATCATGAAATCAAATTTTAATGATTTTGATGATTAAAATTAATCATTTAAGAAAAGATCATCTATGTGCTCAATGTTTGAACCTCTCTTACCTAATCCTGGACCATCTAAAACTAGAAGATCTTCTGCCACCTGTTGATAGGGACCTATATTATGAATTGATCCGAATCTTTTAACCTTTTCTAATACACTTATATCTTTTGATTTCCTTCTACCGTATCCAGTTAGATTATTTTCTTGAAAGAATAAGAAATATCTTCCTTCATGTATGTTTTTGTACCAATCAGCAACATATTGCTTCCTTTGGACATTACCGAGGATCCCCCCACTAATTATATTTTCATGTCTTTTCCAGCGTTCTATGTCGTGATAATTATTCCAAGAAGACCACACATCCCATAGTCCTTCTGAAGAGTGATATCTGCCTTTTTTAGGTCTGTCTTTGTCCGATTCTATTCTGTAACGACCATTGAATGGGTCATATTCATACTTTAATCTATCTATATATTCGGGATCCTGAAATATAATCATTCTATAAATTATATCTCTACGGACTTCGGGGCATCTCCATTGCCAAGTCAATTTAAATTCTTGGATAGCTTCATTCGGTCGGTGCCATTTTTTACTGTAAATTTTGTAGCGATCTAAGCTACAATACCAAACCCTTGTTTTTTCTTCTGAATAATCTTCATGTATCTTTTTCATCTTTACGACCATACCTTGCGCCAGATCCGATGGAATACCGAGTGTTAGAAAACAGAGGTAAATATTCACATCCCAAGATGTAAGGTAAGGCATGTCAGACTATCAGTCTTTCTTTGTTTTGTTGTAATGATAAAAAATTATCTTGAAATCAAATTTAATTATTATTTTGAGAAAAGATCATCTATGTGCTCTATCTTTTTCCCTGCTGATTCACCTAATCCTGGTCCATCAATACAACGAAGATCTTCTATTAATTGTTCGTAAGGCCCACTGTCAAAGATAGGGGTTCGTGGATATCTGTATCCATCTTCACAAGGACCACTTGGAACTCCTTTGTTTCTGTCTTGTACAATCTCATTTTCTCTGTAAAATAAGAAGAATCTTCCTGGATGTATTCCTTCATACCATTGGCTTGTGTTAACCCTTCTATCCCAACCCACATAGTAGTAAGAAGAGGCACCCGCTTCCCAAGTTTTCCATAGATTCTTTACATATTTATATCGGCGACAAACAGGTGGATTGTAAACTTTTAGTCTATGTTGGTGTCTTAGCTGGTCTGCTTCGTTACCAAATTTACACCATTCAACGACTTTAGCTTTTCTCTCTTCAATTGAACGTAATCTCCACTCTTGCTTGAATTCTATCGTTAAATTGCGTCGGTTCTGCCATATATTCTTCCTATACTCACTTTCCCATCCATTACAAACATCCAAACCATGAATAAACTTGAGCTTTCCACTTACTCTTACTATTGATGGGGAATTTGAGACCCAATAGCTAAAGGCTTCACTCAAAGAAAATTCTTCATGTGTCTTTTTTGTCCTTATCATCATCCTTTTCACAACGTCATCTGGGATACCCCAATAAACCAAGCACAGGAAAGTGTTCACATCCCAGGATGTAAGGTAAGGCATGTCAGACTATCAGTCTTTCTTTGTTTTTTTTAATGATAAAAAATATTATCATAAAATCAAATTTTAATGATTGTGAACAATTAAATGTTCTTATTCGCAATGGACAGCAAGACTAATCAGATATGTATAACCGTCTGGTAGTTGCATAAATGCTTCTTCGCCATCGCAATCAGCGCCTGTCTTTCGCCAGAATAATTCCAAGAATGGCTCTGTGTTTACTATACCGAAGGGCATCTGCGTGGTTTCTGAATCCATAGATATGACGATAACTCTTGGTCGCGGGTCTTCATCCTTAAGGGATTCTGGTGGTATCCCTTCGCCGTAAGCGGCGATAGCCAACTCTTCATCGGTCATTTTTGCCCAGTTGTTCTGGCAATCCATATTGTTATATTCGAAAGGGTCTACGCGAGTATCCTAAAGCTCTTGTTTGTATTGTAATGATAAAAAATATCTTGAAATCAAATTTTTAATGATTTTAATGGTTTTGATGGTTTTGATGAAGGATTAAATGTTCTTACTTAATGAATTCTTTTCAAATTTTTGATTTAAAAACTACAATCTTAATAATATATAAATGGATAACGAAGAAATACTCCGACGTATTAAAAAACACAATGTTTTTTTTGATTCATTAAAAGATCAAATCGAAGATAAAGAAATATTAAATGAAGCCCGAAGATATATGATATTAATATTTTCAGAACTATTAAAAAATAATATTAAAAAGAATATGAAATCTAAATTATAATTTAATTACATTCACTATTAATATGATTAATTATTGTAGGTAATTCTTGTAAACTATCAATTACATAATCCGGGTTTGCTCTCCATAGTTCTTCTCTTGAAATCTTTAGACGTTCAATATATTCTTCTTTAGACATATTTAACTCTTGTTTATAATCAGTCATTTTCATATTTGTTGACCATTTCGCTACACCGATAGTTAATGTCCCGGCATTTTTGCCTTCTTGAATACCAACAACTGTATCATCAATTTTGATTACTCTTCTGGGATCCGCGATACTTAAATGATTAATAATTTCTCTCATCATATGAGGATTCGGGCGACCAGGTTTACCGAGACAGGTCGATGATACATATTTATCAATATTTATATTATCATCTAGTAGTTTTTCTTTGATAGCATTCATAATGGGTCTACTAAATCCGGTCGTCACGCCGGTTGAAATATTATTATCTCCTAACCATTGAATACATGATTTAGTTTCTGGAATAATTTCAATATTTTTGATTCCCTCAGTCATTTGATATTTAATAAATTCATCAAAAACACTCATAGTGGATGATTGATTAGGATATTCACCATATAATTTAAACCAATTTCTAGATATTCGTTTATCTTTCATTATAAGATTTATATGATCATATTTATCTTTCCCCATATCTTGAAATATTAATTTATTTGGAATAATTATTCTTTTACGTTTGAAAGCATGTTTTAATGAAATAAACGGAGACAAGCTATATTTATCAACGATAGTACCTCCTAAATCAAAAACACAGAGACGAATACTCATATTTAAATTTATAACTAAATATTTATTTAAATAGATAAATATAATGGGAAATTGTTGTATAAAATCAAAAGATAAAAAAGATAATGAAGAACAACTAATAAGATATATGTTTTGCGACCAATGTCAGGAAACGTATCTTAGTAATTATGAATATAATAAGCATATTTATGAATGTAATCAGAGATATAAAATAGATAAATCAAGATAACCAATCATTTATTTTAACCATTCACTCATTACTATTCCCCTGTAATCATTAAATCTAGTTTTAAATTCAGGTATAAATTTTTGGAACCCATATTCATTCATTTTCTTTTCTATTAACTTAATCTTCATCTCTTTTTCAGATAAGATATCATTAATAACCGAATTTAAAATACTATCTGAAACATTCTTCTTCTGACACCATTCATTATGATTAAATATTCTATCTCGTTTGCCATATATATCACCTTCATCAATACTTAATAGCTCACCATCTTTATTTACTAAAATATTTCTCATATTATTATCAGAACTACGAAATAAACCATCAAATAATCTGATTTTTAAACACTCTTTTAGTATAGATTCATCTTTCAGAAACTCTTTATTTTTACCTAAATCTCCAATATTATCAAAATAGTCCATCATACAATAGATAGATTTTTCATCTGAAAATGATGTATTATTCACAAAAGTTTTAATCTTATGATTCTTTCTAACTAACTTTTTATCAACTACTACTCGTCGCATATTAATTGACCATAAATCAAATATACTTTTACATTCATCTATAAACATATAATCTTTACCATAATTCATACTTTCACCCATCTGTTTTAGTATATATCTTTGATTTTTATAAGTAATCTCTATGCAAGGAACTTTACCTCCACATACACCTTCTTCTAGAATCTTTACTTCTGAAAAGTCATTAAATGATAATTCTTCTAAACCTATAAAAGGATCCCATTTATTAATCTTTACTTTCTTCTTCGGATCACTTTTATGTTTCATTTCAATATAGTATCTTTTATACTCTTCACCCTTTTCACCTAATAAAGATAAATCTTCGTCTACAACAAGAGCACCTTCTTCCGCGAACTTACCTAATCCGAATCCTTTATTCACATGATAGTCATTTACTACATAATCATCCATCTCAATCTTAGTCATGTGCTTTCGGTATTCATCAAAATTTTCAGAATTATGTTTAGTATAATCTTTTACTGAATAATCTAAATAGTCTCGTTTCAAAGCTATGAAACCTAACCATATACCGAATGCTGGTCGCTCCTTCATTCCTCTCCGCATAAACATCTGTAAAGCAAAATCATATACACTTTCTAATTGTTTTGGCCACATATAATCCTTTAGTATCTCAAACCAAAGATAGACTCCTTCTCGCCTTCTATACCTTAAGCCACAATTATCACTAATCTTCATCATCTCATTAAAGATTAGAAAGATAGATTCATCAGAATTCTCTAATTTATAAATAAGATCCTCACCTAATTTTAATAATTCTTCAGAATCTCCTTCTCGTTTATATTTTAATACCTTATCTAGTTGTAAATCATTTGTTATATATTCTTTATATCTATACCAATTATTCACATAACTAGTAATACGATTTCTCTTACCTTTCATTACCAAGTCGCAGAAATCTAGTAAAAGATGTCTTTGATTTCTATCTTTATCATATTCATCTAAAATACGATTACCTTCACCTATAATATATACTTCTCCCAGTGATAAATCTTCCATAAGAAGAATCTTTAAACGATTAATGAGGTTTGTAATAAGACCAGCTCCTTTCGGATGGTCATGAAAAAGACTCATTTCTAATATAGACCAAGTAAATTTTTCAGCTTCACCTCTCCGAAAATATTTACAGATCCCAGATTTGAGTATATTTGCTGAGTATCCATGTTCGCTACAATTATTAAAACAGGTATGAACGATCATCTTAAATATTATATTTATTTAAGATATTAAGAATATTTAAATCAAATTTAAAATGAATTATGAAAATGAAATTTATCGGCACTTACAAATATTTCGTTCGTTGGCGCGCGCCCTATAGTCACAATCATATTCTCTCTGAAAAGTCTCGGGAGATACTTGATCAGGGTTGGGGATCCTGCATATCATATTTTCGTTTATTGCGAAAATTCTCGTATTACGACTTAAGCCCACGTTGCCTCGGTCGCAGGGATATCCTAAATCATCCATTATCGTATTAAATTCTTCCCCCGAAACTAAATCGGGTATCGTACATATGTCGTCTCCACACACATTTGTACAAGTCTGTCCTGGTTCACCTACAACCCACACGGCGGGAGGATCGGTTATAATACAATGAAAAGGACTTTCAGGATCATTATTACATCTTATTTGCCCCTCTATATGTATTTTATCATCTCTATCTTTATATCTTCTATAATAGTAAAGGGAATTTCGATAATTTTCTAATTCACCCGGAGGTATACCTATTTCTGAGGCACTTGTATTCATTGATTCTTTAAAATCTGTTATATTCAAAGGTGGCTCTGAATCATATGTAATATTAAAATTTAAACATTCGTGTGTTTGAGAATCACAAACAGGGAATAATCCTGAAACAGGATATTTCCTTCGTAAATCTGTATTCGTAGATGATAAATTACACCCTTGATTACTTACTACGGTACCAGCAAAATCAATAGGTATAGGTGACCCACCGGGTTCCGAAGAAAAGTTTGTGGTTTGTGCTACACCAGTAACACTAAAAGCACTTGGATTTAAATCACCCTCGATCATTTGATAAGGTGTTCTTGGACTTTGAGGCATTATAATTTCAGTTTCAGATGTTGAAGGATTTGTTCTATGTAATATTTGAATAATCTCTTTATCTGGATTACTTAAATCATCTGGAGTAGCCATATATTCATCTAAATCGTTTACCCTTGAATAACAAGCAGCTTCGCATCCTATAACACTATAGTTTGAACTAATACTGGTATCACATACTAATTTAATTGGATTACTGTCAGTCCCATCATACCATATGCCACCTGCTTCTGAACATGCAGAATCGCTATTTGCTCCATTTATAGTTCCGTTTTTATTAAAACAAGTATTCATTGCTGCAATATATCCAACATCACAAGATCCACCAATATCTCTTATCCCCATGGTACCATTAGAATCCGTTTCTGTTGGAGATACATATTGTGGTAAAGGTGATGTAAAACTATAACCGGTTTCACTGTCGGCCTTCTGGGTGCATTTAGCGGCACATCCAGATAAAGTATATTCTTGTCCTTCATTCTCACATACTTGGGCACTAATAGTTTGACCCGGTATAGGATAAGCTGAATCTGAGCAACTATCAGCCGTAATGTTAAATGATTCTTTATGGGTGTCTCTTTCTGCTTCACCGGGTGATAAATTATATAAATGTACATCCGGACTAGGTAAACAATTTCCACCAAGAGAACCAGTATGTGCTACTATACATGTATTTCCACCAGTGTTACAAGCCGTTTCAAAACTACTAACATTAATTGTCGCAAATCCTTCTTTCTTATCAAGGGATAAAAGGATACATAATAATAAAAAACCAAAAACTATTAATGAATTCTTATCCATAATAAATATATTATAAAAAATATAATTTACAATAAACAATTATCTTCAGTAGGGCAACAGAATTTGAACCGAATACCTGGGGAAGAAGCCCCACCATTTGTTATCATATCGGTTCTATTCTCTAAAACAAAAATTAATTCTTTTTTCATTGAATTTGTTATGGGTGTATTATCACTACTATGAAAGGCATCAGATTTTATACTTTCTAAATTAGTAATAATATAATCTTTAATTTCGTCACAACTAGAATTTAAATTTAATTCTGTAGAATAAGGCATCGTAAAATCTTCATTACTATGTTGATGAATACAAGTATCTCGGGGACAAATTGTAGAAGTTATAGTTTCTGGACTAGTTATTAATTTACATATGTCTAATTTATCATAAAAAAAACATATAATTTGATAAATAAAATTCATAATAGTATCTAAAATACTCATAATATATATTTAATAGATATCTTTTTCGGGATTAAAATATTTATACATCGCTTTAATATTATTTTTACATTGACAGAAATATGGATCTTGACCACAACGATGACAAGTATTATTTATCTTATTATGTTCGTTATCTGAATTTTCAACATTTTCAACCACAGATTTAGGTTTCTTCTCTTCTCTTTCTTTTT